CGCTGTTCCCAATGAACTTGTAAGCGTTCGCCACATCAGCATCAATAGAAGACGCCAGTTGGCTAATACGAGGTTTCAACACGCGGTCGGCAAAATCGTCCAACTGCATGGTGAGTTCAGCGGACGTAAAGTTGATGCCGATATGCTTTTGCGAAGCAACCGACAGCGTGGTGTATTGCTCGTTGTCGTCTTGCGTTTGCAGAGCGGCACCGTCAGTCACCAGAGCGCGGTCCGGCAGACGGATACGCAGCGTGGAGCCGATTTTTGCGCCTTCAACGGCAAACGAGTCGTCGTACTGGCGGTTAACGTTACGGGTGAGCACCAAGTTATTTTCAAGAATTTCCTGAATTTTCCGGGTGATCATGTCAATGGTAAGCAAATTATTTGCCATGATGATTCCTTAAAGAAGTTAGCGGTTGCGTTGTGCTTCCCATTTCCGAATTTGCCTTTGCCGTTCTGCTTCAATCCAGTCCGAAACGCTCATGGTTTTGATTGAGCGAGGATCGGTGGTGTCATACGCAGGCGCACCAGAAGTGCGGGCAGTGACGGGCGCAATCGGAGCCGGAGCACTGGTTGTTTTCTTCGCGGGCGGATTATCGGACAGTTTAGCCTCAATCTTCCCGATTTCCTTAGCTTGCAAGAATGGCGACAGGCGGGAAATACGATCAGCTTCTTTAGGGTTGATGCCGAGGTAATACGCCACATCGGGGCCAATTTCAGAAGCCTGAATCGTTTCTGCCATCACGTTTGTAATTCGCAAATTTGGGTTATACGCGACTTGTTCAAAGTCCTCGTATTTGTCCCGAGCTTGCTCTTCACGCTCCTGATAGCCTTCAAGCATAGCGGCTTGCTGTTTAGCCTGCTCACGCTGTGCGAGCAATTCTTCGGCCTTACGATACGCCAATGCTTCCGCATAAGCTTCGGGGCTTTCAAACTGTTCGACAGGAGGAAGATCGGCAGGAGGTGCAGACCTTACGGCTTGCGCTTCCTCAGCCTTACGCTGTTGCTCTCGTTCCCATTTCCTTTGCTCTCTTGCGAGCCTTTTGCCGATAGCCGCATCTAATTCTTCTTGTGTGAAGGTCTTGGGTGCCGCTTCGACAACTTCCGGCGATGAAACTTCGGGTTCAGGCGATGCCGTCTCAACCTGTTCCGGCGCGGGCACTTCCGCTATTTGTACTTCTTCATTCATGGTTTGATTCCTAAGAATCCCTGGTCAAACGGGCCAGTACGGGGTGATTCTAATACACAATCAAGTAATTAAGCCAAATGCTTTCCACGTTCCGGGGGTTCCAGCCGCAGTGCAGACCCACCCAACATATCCGGCTGATGCTGGCGCAGTGTTATACACAATGTCACCACGACTCCACGTGCCAGTGGTAGGGGCGGCCGACGCATATAGAACACTTTGACCGTTTAAAGAAATTCTGTCGTTTTGCACAGAAAAAGGAACTGCAAAATTTCCACTTCCTTTAGCAAATAAAACACCCCAACTAGAAGTGCAGGAGACGGCTCCGTTAAAATCTGCCATCATCAAATCATATTTATTTTGATTATTTTGAATAACGGAAGATGAATTAAAACCGTTGTTGTAGTCAAATCTACAGCTAATTTGAGTTATTTGACTTTTAATTAACGTGTTAGCACTGGCGCTAAAATATGCGCCGTCGCAATCAATTAGTACGGCGTCTTGCCCTACCCAAACAGGAATGTAAAATCCGTAGTATGTAGAGTTATTGCCGCCTACACGGCAAGATGTAAATGTCGCACCAAAAAATCCGCTGGTTGCCGTAATTCCTTTAACGTAGTTGTTGTTCCCGGAAAAAGCAGGGCTTACGTTTAGAAACGTGCATTGTTTGACTTGTTGAAACTCAAAAATAGCCGGTGCGGGGGATGAAGCATTTCCAAAAGTATCCGGTGAGCATCCAATAATTTGAGATTGTTGAATTCTATCTCTAATGTAGATGACATTTTGTTCTCTGGCATCTTGAATGCCATGAACAATAAAATTAGAGATAACGGCACCCGACAAAATGTTACTTTTTATTCCGTAGGCAAAACACGAAGAGCCTACGCCAGATTGCATGGCTACGTCTTTGATCGATGCGCGGTCAAAAAATGCGCCGCCGGGAGCAAAATATGCGTTGCTATACCCGTTATAAAGCGATTCTTCCCAACGTCCTAACGAAAAACCGAAAATTGCAGCACCTGTGCCATTACTATCGCATCTGACGCGCTCAATGCGCTGTTTTTCGCCGCGAACAATAACAAGGCACCCAACAGAAGGATTTACAAACCAACAATCTGTAATATCAACTTCGTGAAACAATCCTAAATCAACTTGTATTGTTCCGCCAAGAAACCCAATATTGTGCAAAGTAAAATTACTATATTGGTGTGTGTAATCTTTTGTCTGTATAGCACAAGTAGCAGGCTTGAAATACGATCCTGTTGTTTCAAAAGAATAACCAGCTCCTCTACCATTTACTCCATAAATCACATTTCCATTTTCAACTTTTAACGATGTAGCAAGATAGTAAGTTCCTGTCGGGACAAATACAGGTTTGCCAGAATCAATAGCCGCCTGAATCGCCGCAGTATCATCCGTAACGCCATCGCCTTTAGCACCAAAATCCTTAACAGACACGGACTCACGCAGCTTGGCCTGAACGGTAGTCGTAACCGCTCCAGTGCCCGCAGGCACATAAGGCATGGCAGCAAGCGTGGTTTGCTTAGTCGCCCCACTCTGCACAACCGGCACAAGTTCAGTGCCAGCAAGTGGCAAAGTTGCAACGGGCAATTCGGAAATTTTTGTGCCGGCCATGTTATTCGCTCAATTAAATATAGTTAAATACCAATTTGCGCCACTTTTTGATGAAACGCTTTTACCTTGTTTTCATGATCTTTAATTAAAGAATCCAAAATAAGGCTTTTTTTATTTGTTTCAGCTTCAAGTTTTGTTAAAGCTTCTTCTTTGTCTTTTAGTTGTTTTTCTTTTTGCAACAAAATTTTTTCTTTGCTTTCAATTTCTAATTTTTGTTTGCTTGAATTTTCTTCAAACTGTTTTTTGTTTTCAGACAAAAACATTTCAGCTTGTTTGTTTTTTAGCATCAATTCATTAGATTCTTTTTTTAGCTTTTCAGCTTCTTCTTTTGCATTTTGAAGTTCTTGTTTAGCAAGTTCTCTATCTTTGGCTGCTGCTTCAACAGCGCTCAAAGCACCTTGTCTAATAGCAAGCTCATCTCTAATTTTAATTAAATTTGCCAAATCTTTCGGAAGTTGATTAGCGATATAACTAACGTAATCAAAATTTCCTTGGTCATTCACTATGTTCATACTTGTTCCTTAAACGTAGTACGACACATTAAGTTTTGCGCCAGACAATTGTTCAATAAACCTGATTTTTGACAAATCACCGTCATATTGCAAAGTTACCCCAGCAGACAAAGGCATCCCAACCGAGGACGTTGGGGCGGTGCCGTCGTCTCTCCATCTTACAGACTGAGTTTCAGGAGTAATCAAAGCAAACGAGGCTTTACAGGACAAGCCATTTTTATCTACCAAAGGCACATTCAAAGCGGTGGACGAACTCACGGAAGTAATTTGTTCGTAGCCAATGCAAGAAGTAATTGCTTTCAAATTCATCGCCATGTTACATCCTCCATCTTTCAGTCATAGACCTGAGTCTAACAAAATAAAAACTTTCATCCAAAACTGGACTGACACTAAGCAAATGTTGCATTGCCGTTCCAGTAGCTAATTTTGATAGCTGCACCAGTCTCTGCCCGGTGTTTAGCCCTGTTCCAAAAGAAACTGCAGGAGAAATTGCCATCAAATGTTCAATTACCGTGCCAGACGGCAATCCTGATAGCGATGCCAGCTTTTCCCCTGTTGTTGTCATGGAAGAACTTTAGCCCAAACGGCGTTGGCGTTTGATGTTGCGTCAGGAATTGACATCAACTTTGCCGATTCTGCTGGGGTAAGCCCAGAAACGCCAGTCTCCACAGTATAGACTTTCCCAGCGTAGAGCGTAATCGAACCCCCACCGGTGGTAGATGCCACAAGCGGAGTGGCTCCATCGTCACGATACAAACGAATATCGCCCGTAAAAGTCACGCCTGTACTAGAGGTGTTGTCTATTTTGATGCTTGCCCGCGAGGTGACAATTTTGAAGTTTGCTGCGTCATCAGCATCGATCCCGCCAAAAAATTGGCGTATGCCGTCAGCGGTAAATTCGTTTGATACCCACCAAGCATACATGCGCAAAACGCTGGTCGAGTTGTCTGGGTCAGAAACATTGACTTCGACATTCGGATAATCCGCAGAAAATTCCGTCGCCGTGGAGCCGTCTATGCCAATCAGGTTGTAAACCTCATCGTCGGTTTGTTGCGCGAGCACTGAGAACCCGGTAGCCCCAGCCACTGCCAAGGACTCAAACCGCGCTTTTGCGGTGACTCCGCTTTGATACGTAAGCCGTACGCGGATTGTGTTTCCGCTGGATATTTGTGTGCCTACCGTGTAGCTGTAGGTGTAAGACGTGCCGCTTACGATTGCATTCACCAGTTCCGTGGCCGTAGTGACGTTGTAAATCTGGATGCGAGACCCGGACACAATGTTGGTAATTGACCCTGTGCCAGCAACTGACTGATCGACGGTGATATTCGGTCCTGAATTTACAATCGTAAGCCCTGGCACAAGCCTTACAGTCACCGCTCCGCCGCTGGTGTTGGTCAGGGTAAGGGTGCCCGTGATCGTGGCGCCGCGCAGATCGTATTCGCCCGCCGCCGTGAAGCGCACGGTCGCTTTGTCAAGCGTCGGAGACCATGCGCCAGCGTTGTCGAAAATGATTGTGCCAGTCAACGTAGCGGAAACAGCCGCGCCGTTCTGAAGCGAGATCGTTCCAGTGGTGAGGATCGACGAGAATTTCGACCCAGCCGTCAGCGCGGAGCTTTTTATGGTGATCGTTGAGGAGGAAAATGCGTACGCATTCGCCGCCGTGGCGCTGACAACGAGATCAATGGCCCCGAGGTTGATAACCGAACCGGAGGCGGTCGCATAGGGATAATTGTCGAACGTCCTCCACTCCGCTTTCACCCGATCATAAAATTGGTCGAGTGTGTTGATGCTGGAATATCCCATTACGGTCGCCATGTTCGTCTGTGTGACGGCGGCGTCGGCGGGGAGAAGGAACGTCGAATATTGAGCGACCGTGTAATCGCCGTTAATCACTCCCGCACTGGCGGTCCCACTATAAGTGCTGCTTGGTCCAAAACTGCTCTGCGCTTCATGGAGATACGAGCGGATTTCGATGCGTGGTTGCACGGTAACCAGATCATAGCGGCGGCCTGCCGAACCATCATGGCTCGGGGCTGAGTAAGCCCCGGTCGTCGCGTTGTCGGCGATCTGATACCGGAGCAAAAACAGTGTCGGACGCTCAGTGTTTGTTGAATTGGTTCCGAGCCGGCTGTCGTGTGTTCCCGCCATTCTGCCGTTCGCATTCGTGACATAGCGACCGCGCTCGGCCACAGAACCAGAGCGATTGTCTCGGTAAATCACCAACACGTTCGGCAGGGCCGCGAGCGTGTCGCGGTTTCGGAACTCCCAAGAAGCTGTCACGCCCTCGTAATAGAGATTCGTAGCCAGCACGCGAGACACTTTTGTGCGGTCGAAACTTACAGGGTCCCAGTTCCAAACTGAGTTGCTTGCCGATCCGAGGCCAATGTAGCAGGAGGCGTTTACGAACGACGTGACGTTAATCCTAACAAAGTCGAGACGCCCGGCTTGATAGTTGAAAAAGGCCGCGCCGACGTTTTCAAACGTGAGACCAGCCGCGCGCGCCGGCGTCCCAACAACCTCCCATGTGTTAATCCCTACAAATTTCGTATTTTCCAAAATCGCGGTCGGCGGCGTATAAACGAAAAGCTGCAACGTGTTATTGACCTCGAACACATTAGAGTCTGTCAACTCCGTAATGAAAACATTGCGTCGCTCCGTGGTTCTGTAGATGATGCTGGAACGCCGAAAACGTATTGCTTTGTTCGTAACCCATCTCTCCGGGCCGTCTGCATTGAATGAGATCGCAGAAGAGTATGGGTCTGCAGTAAATGAGCCGGCATTGTTTACGAAAATGTTTGTACGGTCGATGACGATATTCGCCGTGCCGCTCGCGCGAATCGCGCCGCTCGTCAGAATCAGGACGCTCTCAGATGTGATTGCGCCGGAGGTGACCCCCTGCGCCGTCGCGACCTCCTGCACACCGTTTACAACGCTTGCGGTTATCCCGCTGATGGTCATTTATTCAATCTCCGAAGCTACGCTTTTGCTTACGGCCAGCGTGCTGAGATTCTGGGCATTAGAGACAGTTATTGGCATTTATGTTTCCCGCTTTGCGTGATAAGTGACCCGGCAAGGGTAAAGGTCATAATTAAGCAAGAAACCGTAATTTATAAATTGTAGAAAGGTAAAGCCCAACAATTTCATCAATAATGTTTTGCAAAGCTGTGCAGTCTTTATCGACTACTTTATAGCGGTTTGCTTCAATTTCGTCCAACTGATCCTGCAAGAATTCTACGATATTTGCCGTTTTTTTGGCTGATTGCAGCGTAATCCCGCCAATTAGCCCATATTTCCCCTGATACGCCTCGGCAAACGAATCCGCCAAATCAACGATGCCTTCGTAAAAACCTTGCAGCGCCATGTGTTTGGCATAACTCCGGGTGTTCAGATGCACTGAATGGGCAACATCACGCCCAAGAAACAAAAGCCCGACAAAATCAGCGCATTTCATTGTAATTGCCCCATTTCTTGAGGTTGTTGCCCCGTTTCTTGCATATCTTCACCCGGCAATTCGCTTCCCGGCATCTCGCCCACCAAATCGCCAGAGGTAATCATGCCATGCACCGTACCCATGACAATATCCTGAATCTGTTCGGGCGACATACTGGCCTGTACTGCGCTGATGCGCTGCGTTTCGGCCTGATATGCCCGCACTTTGGCGTCAAATTCTTTGATCTCCAAATCGCGCGCTTCCATAGACTGCGACACGTTTTGCAGCATTTGATGTAGTTGATCAAGCTCCTGCCCCATTGCCTGCATCTGTTGCTGCGCGGCCATCAGCTCGGGCGGCATGTCATTTTCGTCTTGCAGCAGCTTGGGATCAACCATCTTCTTGAGACGCTTGGCAAGCTCATCAGCGCCCGGCCAGTCAAGATTTTGCACCAGCAAATCGCCCGCCACCGTCCAAAGCTGCGGATTGCCTTGCAGCACTTGCGCCATGCTTTCGGCAGCCTCTTGGCGCTTGGTCATGTAGCTCGGACCAGTGGTTACGCACACGTCGTATTTGCCCACGCTGGGGTTGTAAATCTTCTTGATAACCGCCCCGGTTTGCTGATCGACAATCTTTTTCACCGGCTCAGGCTGGGTCGGGTCGATCATCGCCATGTCAGCTTCGCCATCAATGCCAATAATCCGGGCGATGCGCTGGGTGTCGTAAATCTTGGGGATCATATCCACCAACTGGCGAGCCACATGACGCACCGCGCGAGCCAGGTTATCAACGTAGTGATATGTGCCGGTGTCAGACTGGCGCTCACGAGCCAGAATAGCTTTGCCTGACTTCTCATTACCCGCCATGCCAAGCGAGGCATCATACTGCGCCGTGGTAGCCTTGATGTCATCCGACGCGCCGATTTTGGCTTGAATCAAGCCCGTCTGAGCCATCGGAGGCATTGCACGCTGGGGCAATGGCAACGGATTGCCTAAGCCGTCTGTAGCGTCAGGATTGACCTCCAAATAGGGCCAATTCTGCGTATTCGCCGTCTTCCACTGCGTTTCGTACCCTTCAAACTGCCCGCCGTAGCCTATGAACGGGGCTTTCGGGGCCAAGGCCAGCATTTCGGCTTCCTGACTGACCCAATAGTTATACATTCGCTGTGCATCTTTTGCGTTACGCACGAGGCCAGATAGATAAATACGACCATCAACTTCAAACTCATTTCCGACCACACGCACGACAGGAATGTATTTACCCGCCCAATCGCGCTCTTCAAGAATTTCATAGCCATTGATCTTGCACCATTTGACTTTGCGACGATCCACGCGCCGGGTCTTAACCGGCTTCATGCCATTGGCTTTAAGTTGCTTGTCCTCAGGAGAGCCTTCAAACGCAGTAGCGCCGCCGTAGTACAGGTTCAGCGTGGCTGGCTCATGCTCAACGTAAAAATATTCGGCAATGCGGATGGTGTTTTCATTCAGCCATTGATTGATGGACTGATCGCCCACGCCCATCTGCTGCAAGGTGGTGACGGGCGAAGCATCGGGAAACATGCGCTCGTAGTCATCCTTGCTAATGTCTTCGGTGATAAAACACCAGCGAGCATCCGCCCCGCATGGATCTTGAATCAGCGGATCCATATAAACCGAAAAGGAATTCCGCACGCGACCAATCTTGATGTCTTGGTCAAACGTATCGTCGTCGCAATACTCAGTCAGGATGCGGATATAGCCTTCGCCATACGCCACCTGATTTTCGCAAGCGGTGTCATAGGCAACGTCAGCGTCTGAAATGTATTCAATGTGGCGAACAATGCCGTCGAAAATCTCGGCGACTTCCGGGTCGGCCACATCATCCACCGGGATAATCTTGCAGGACGGACGATTTTGGCGCTGATCGTTGGTGACTTGCTTGACGTGTTGCGGTAGCTTGTTGATGGTGAGGCAAGGCCGCGCGTTGATAGTCTGCCCCTGCACCGCGCCACGAGTCGCCAGCACATCGGCTGGCCATTGCCAGTGATTGTCCGGGCTGCCTGCATAAAAGCGCAGATCGTCCAGCTCGTCCTCGCGACTTTCCGAATACGCCGAAATCGCCAGATTCAGGCGGTCACGTGCGGTAGATAGCAGCTCATCATCACGTTTTGCCATTACTTGCCCTTTTTGGGTGCCGCAGCTTTGCGCTGCACCGAATACGCAATCGCCACTGCCTGCTTTTGCGGCTTGCCATGCGCCATTTCAGTCTTTACGTTCTTGGAAAAGGCAGCTTTGCTGGCTGATTTTTTGAGAGGCATTCAGGACCCCATCCATCCCGTGGCCCCGTAAAAAGGCCGCTGTTTGACATCGACAATTTCACGCTTGACCGGCTTGGCTCGACGTATGCCCTCGCAAGCATAGCGCAAAGCGTCGATTACATGGTTATTTTTGTCCTCAATTATAGGCAAAACCTCATTAGTTTGCGGGTCTATCTTGTAAGAATAGGAATTAAGCTCATCAATAAGATGCACGCACCGAGGATGAACCACAATGTCGTGCGACTGCAAAAACGCAATGCCTTCCTCCACCGATCCCTTGCCCTTTGCCGCCGCTTGAACTTTAGGATAGCCATGTTTCTGCATGTAATTGATGGTTTCAGGCCGCGCTGAGTCTGCGCGGATGAACCACTTGCGAGACTCCGGCACACGATCAAATAGGTCAGGCAGATTCACAATCTCGCACCCGATCATGTACGCCTCGTAATCGACGTATAGACGGTTTCCCTCGATTGAACAGCGCACCAGCACAGATGGATCGACGCTGAAACCCCAGTCAGCACCGAGCCGGTAAATGGTGCCGTCGGGCCGCTCAAACTCCTCCACAACCCAATTTTTGAAAACACGCGCCTCGCTGTTTTTTAGATACTCACCGCGCCATACGTGCTGCCACTTATCCGGGTCACGCTTGCGGTCGTAGTTCATCTCGTCCCGCAAGACGTCTGGAAACCACGGATTATCCTCGTAATTGACCGCAATCACCACGGCATCCGGCGGGGGCGTGTCACCACGAAGTAGCACATCCACCGGGTCATCGGCGCTGTGTGGGTTCCATGTGAACCACAGCTCAGACCCCGGTTTGCGAATCGTCGGGCGCAGCAAATCAAGGCTGCGCTGACTTAAGCTCTGCGCCTCTTCTACCCACGCCCGGTCATAGCCCTCCAGCGACTTGATGCTATCCGCCGTGTGGTTTTGCATGCCCTGAAAGATAATCAGCCCCGGCCCATGCTTGCACTTGATTACTGCATCCTGCACCTCGAAGTAAGCGCCCGCGTTCATTGCGCTGATCTTGTGCTCGATGAGGCGCTTGACCGACTGATTAAGCGACTTCTGAATCTCGCGCACGCACACCGAGGATTGCGCCTGATCCATAATGTGCGCCTCGATAAGCATTTCGGCAAAGCAATGAGACTTGCCTGAGCCACGCCCACCGTAAGCGCCCTTGTACCGCGCGGGCTTGAGCAGGGGCAACGCCCAGCGCGGGGTTTGGATCTTTAGGGTGGTCAAAACAATTCCCCCTGTTTAGGCATCGCCTGATCCGCAGCAATACGAGCCTTGGCAATCTCCACATATTCCGCCTCACGCTCGATTCCTATAAATCTGAAACCTTCCAGAATCGCAGCCTTGCCTGTGCTGCCGCTGCCAGTGAATGGGTCAAGCACCACGCCACCGGGTGGCGTCATCAGTCGGCATAGGTAGCGCATCAGGTCGGTGGGCTTGACGGTGGGGTGAGTGTTTCCATCTTCCCGATCCTCTTTCCCAGCCTTCGCCGTATAAAAGAATCGAGCTTCACCGCCTGTCATTAAGCGCGTTACTTCGTCGCTGCCGTCGTGGATCAGGTTGGCGGGCCAGCGGCCAGAGGGTGCGTTCCCGGTTGGCTGTGTGTCGCCACTATGGCCCGGTTGCATTTGCCCTGCCGCGTAACTGCGAGTTGCGGGCCACGTCTCAACCGTGCCCCCCACCCTGCATCCATCCACATTGATCGCCCCCGTCCCATGCTCCAGCACGTTCTCGGCCACGGTGCCGACGAGCGGCTTGCGGGCGACGGTAATTGGCTCAAGGGCAGGCTTGAGCGCGGTGCCCCAGCCTTGCCACTGGCGGGCGGCGTCGGTGGCGGGTGATGTGATGTAGTTCTTGACGCAGTTATCGTTCTGGAAAGTGCGCCTCGTACCCTTGCATCCGTCATCAAACGACGACCCGGCGCGCGCCCCTGTCACGCTCGAAATTCCGATAACTTCTGTGCGCTCTGCTCCCGCCGCCTTATCAATCGCCTTGCTCACATCCAACGATTTCGGGAAACCGCTGCCATACACCCACGTGATCATGTCGCGAATCTCGAACCCAGCATCCTCAATCCGCACGGCCATGCGGTGCTGCGTGCGGGTGCCTGCAAACGCCAGCAGGTGCCCGCCCGGTTTCAGCACGCGCAGGCACTCGGCCCAGACCTCAACGCTCGGCACGTCATAGTCCCAGCGCTTGCCCATAAACGACAGGCCATAAGGCGGGTCGGTCACTACTGCATCCACGCTGTTATCAGGCAGCGTTTGCAGCACCTCAAGACAGTCGCCGTGATGTATCACTCAACCCCCGCCCAAGCGATAAACCGCCCTGCCAGATACTCAACGTCTCGCGCCAATCGAGCCACAGCCTCACGGTCGGCCTGTGAATACGCCAGCTCACGCTGCAACTCGTTGCACAACTTTTTAAGGGCTATCAAATCACTCGCCGGATCGTACATGCGTCACCTTTAGGCAAAAGAGTTCAAAAAGCGCCGGGTCCATCGCACGCTCGCCCAGCTCCCACTGTTGCCAGTTGCGAGTGCTGCGATAGATCAATGCTGCGGCTTTGGACGCGCTTAAACCCGCCTTTGAGCGGGTTTCGCGCACCTGTTGAGGGGTAGGGCTATCCGGCACTCTGAAAGCCTCTGAGATTGAGCGCGGCGGGGCCGTTGAAGCCTTGCAAGTTTTCGACCTCAAGCCGGTCGAATTGCCCATCGTGATACGTTGCCGCAGCCTCTTGCGCCCGCTCGATGTCTGCTGATGCCGCCTGTGCGCTTTTGTACGGCCCAGCAAGGATGCGGTAGCGCATGCCGTTGATGCCGGTTATGTAGTGCATTACAAAGCCCTCGCCAAGGTTTCGGCGTCAGCGCGCTGGTCAAAGTAGCAAGACCGCAGGCCGCCAGCGGTCTGCACTTGGTACTCGACCTCTTCGCCGTCCGGCGCGTGTGTGATGATTAGCGTTGCGTTGCCTATTTGGTGGTAGGTGTGGTAGCCCATGGTGATCTCCGTGTTGTGCCCCGCCGAAGCGGCGGGTTTTTATCAAGCAGCTCGTTTTTGTACTTTTGCTTTTGCTTTTTGCATTGCTTCAAACACTTGAGGATATAAAGGATGCTCAGGCAAAACAAAAATTGAGTCATTCTGGAAAAAATCCGTCGCCATGTCGGTGTTGTTTTCCACCTGAAACACTTGGCGAATTTCGTTGCTAAAATCTTTGTATTTTTTCCCACAAATCCAGATAGTTCCGTTTTTTTGCTCAGAATAAAAACACTTTTGCAGATTGTTATCGCTGCCCTTGATCCCGTTGTAAAAAAATCTCAGCATTTTTTTCTCCTGTCTGTTGTGATGTGCTGCTGAACTGAATACTACGCACAACGTTCGCAGTTGTCAAGCATCATCTTCAATTTTTTTTGATAGAGCTTGCTGCTCGATCACTTCGCCGACCACCACGCGCTCGATACGCTCGATCTTGAGCGGGTTATCGGAGTCACCTGAGACCTCGATTTTGTCGCCGTACTTCTTGGGCGCGAGCTTGCTCAACAACCACTTTCGCGTATCAATCTTCAGCCGCTGATTCGACACCCAACCGCTATCAATCTTGCCATCGGGCCCACGCTCAGGGTCAGCATCAGCAAGGGCCACCGTATCGTCTGCAATCTTATCGATCATCGCCTCACGAGCAGCTTTGTATTGCTCAGCTAAGTTGCGGTCTTCGCTAACCCAAAGCATAAACGACCCAGAAGATACGTTATGTGCCTCGCAAGCGTTACGCAAACTTTTTCCCGACTGCATCATTTCAAGGATGCCGTTTATTTTCTCGGGGAATCGTTTGGTAATCATGCGACCCATCATTGATCCCCATAAAAATAAAACCACAACCCAATGAATACAACAATAACCCACCAAGGAATAAACATAATCAATCAACAAATAAAACAGCAATAATAACCACGCTAACAATAAACACCAAAGCCAATTCAAACATGTTATTCCTCCAGTGTTTTAATTAGTCGCCCCAAATAATCCTGTGCCTTTTCTAGATCCTGCCTGCCGCCCTTGTCCTTCCATCGCGCCACGTACTTAATGACGTTGCCCCAGTAAAAGCCCTGCAACTCTACAAGGCTCATCCACGCCTCCATCGCCTCAACAGGCTGGATGCCTTTTTGATAGTGCTTGCCGCCGATCTGATCCATGTCCTCATCCTAGCACATTGTTCGCAAACGTACAAAGTACGCAACCCCTACCCCTGCCCCTGCCGAATCAACAATGCCCCTACCGCCCCTGACGTATACGTGTCAGGGGCAGGGGCGGGGCGTTTTTTGTTGATTTTTCCACAATCGCCCCGAAACGCCCCTAAAGCCCCTAGGGGCAGTCAGGGGCACTTAGGGGCACTTTTTTTGAGCCTCATTGCGCTGCCCTGCACCCCATCAATGACCACCCAGCCATGCTCAAACGGTGCGATGGCCCCGGCGTTGAGCATGGGCGCGATGAGGCCATCTGATCGGCTGGCTTCGGTTTTGTTCTTGGCTGTGCGCTCTGACATACCATCAGATATAAGTAATTCCCTTAATGCGGAACGGCTTATATATGGTTTATCTTCCCTTATTTCCGCGCCGCTATTAAACCACGCACGCTCAAACGTCCTGACGTTCTCATCGTGCTTGGTGGGCTTTTTGTGTGGCTGCTCTGTGCTGGCGGATTCATCGGGCACTGCAACGCAAGTTGTGGCAGGTTTGCCGAACTTGGTGATGCCCATCTCAACCACTTCGAGCCGGAAATATATAATCTCACCTTTGCCCGGTAATTCCCTTTGCTTGGTTATGGTAGCAGACCTTATTCCGTCCTTTTCCATTACCTCTATTTCTGTATCAATATGCGCCCGAATCCCTGACCATCCACGTGCGCCTTTGGCTTGGTCTTTGCCGTTGTGGTGGATGATCAGCATGGCTGCGCCGGTGGCTTGTGCCACGGCGTCGAACCGCGCCATGACTGGCCCCATGTCCTCGCCGCTGTTTTCGTTTGCCCCGGCTGACATCCGCGCCAGCGTGTCGCCAATAATTAAGCGCACTGGCTGGCCCTTGATCTGCTCAATTGTTTTGACCAGCTCGATCACGTCGTTTGCGTCGCCTTGGTTGGCGTAAAAATTAAGCGGCACTGGCACCATTGCCAAATTCTCTAGGCTGCACCCATAGAACTTTTTGATTGCCTGCATGCGGGAGCGAATTGAGCCGGGGGCTTCGCTGGCTAAATACACCACTAGGCCGGGGTCTATTTGGCGCTTGAAGAATGGCTGGCCGGTGGCGATGTGGGCAGCTAGGGAAAGCGCAAAAAATGTCTTTCCGCTGTTGCTATCCCCGTACAAAACGGCCATGCCACCGATGGTCATGAAGTCCTCGACCAACTCATTCGGGGCTTCATAGTCGGTGGATAGGCCGTCCCCGAAAACTACCTTGAGCTTGTCCAACATGGTTTTATCGGACTGTGGATTGAGCAGCCCTGCTAGGTCATGCCCAGCCTGCGCGTAATCATTGGCGTCCCCGAGAACTGATGGCATCACCATCCTTGCCCCGTACTTGGCGCAGGCTTGCTCTGCGTATTTTTGGCCCACGCCGCTTGCATCGTTGTCGGCCACTATTACGATGTCCTGAGCCTGACCGTATAAATCACGCAGTGTGCCGGTGACGGGCACCAGATTGGATGCACTGTAAGCCACGATGACGGGGCGATTGCTTACTTCGTGAATAGTAGCGGCAGTGGCGAAGCCTTCGGCCACGTACAACACGCCTGGCACGTCCAACGTACCGATTAGGCAAAATTTACCGCCTACGCTGCCGCCGGGGTGATACAACTTGCCGCCGTCGGCGTCGATGTATTGCAGGCTAGATAACGCGCCGTCTGCGTCAAAGAGCGGCACCATCAAGCGCCCGTCGCCGGTGATTTTTGCCCCGTGAGGCTGGATGCCTTTACGCTTAAAATACGGATGCTCGGGACTGGCGGCTGCTCCTTCGCTCCAAATTATTTCAACGGTGCTAGCGGCGGCTTCGTTTTGTTTTTTGCGCTCGGCGTCCCTTGCGGCTTTGGCTGCGGCAACGCGGGCGACATGGGCCATCTCATCGGCCACGGTCAATTTCCGCCCGGTGTCGGCCTTCACCGTTTGTTCTATGCCCATCCGCCAGTCGCCCCATATCATGGTGCAGACGCCATCGGCGTGGCCCACGTACCAACCCGAGCGATCGTGCTTCTTCGGGTCAGTGCGGAACCGGCGCAATTGTCCGTCAAGGATGATTTCATCCGGTGGCGACACGCCCGCCTTCAGAATCGCCTCGCGAAACTGCACTTCGGGCGGTGCGTAGGCTGGCTCAGGTGGGGGCGTCCAAGGCCCGCCCAATATCTTTGTGAGGTCAGCCATTACGCACCCCGGCGCTCAGGTAGTCAGACAGGGCCTTGATTACACGGTGCGTCGGGTTTGCTTCTTGATCTTTAACAATGCTGCGAATGGTGTTCGGATGGATAGCCGTAGCCTTCGCCACAACTGAGATTTTTCGATCCCGCAGTGCCGCGCGGATGTCTTCAAGCGTCATTCTTTTTTCCTCTTTTGTTAAAAAAATTGCATTTGATTGTTGCAATCTAGCAGATTGCTTGCTATAGTTCAACCACTGCACGAACGGACTGGCCGACGGTGCAGGTTACAGGAGATGGAAAAATGCAATTCCAAACAGGCAAAACCTACACCACTCGCAGCGTTTGCAACAGCGATTGCGTTATTACTGTGACAATCAAAAAGCGCACAGATAAGACCGTGACTTGCGTAGTGCGCGGCGAAGAAAAAACCTTCCGCCTTTCAAAAGATCCTTTCGGCGGTGAGTGTTTTATGCCTTGGGGTCGTTATTCGATGGCGCCAATCATGACCGCGAGGGCTTGATCATGACAACAAAACACACGCCTGGGCCGTGGCTCATTAGTGAGCGCGTCAAAACCGCGCGGCTGGATAACGCGCTCATGGTTCGCCCTGCCGATCATCACAATTACGAGTACGGGGCGACGGCAATTATCGCAACGAGTGAAGCTGATGCCCGACTAGTCGCCGCCGCGCCTGAGCTGCTGGCTGCGCTCAGGGCAATGCTCGCCTGCTGCTACGACATCGAACGCGACATTGAAACGGAGGATGCTGTTGAAGCAGCCCGAGCAGCAATCGCCAAAGCAACAGGAAAGGAAATCTAAATGGCAATCAATCTTAAACGTAGCAGTCAACTGGTGACTGCCGATGGTGTAAAGCTGCTTGTCTATGGGCAAGCAGGCGCGGGAAAAACCAGCCTGATTAAAACACTGCCAAACCCGGTGGTGTTGTCGGCAGAGGGAGGTTTGCTGTCCATCGCTGATGCCGACGTGCCTTATATCGAAATCGGCTCAATGGATGACCTGCGCGAGGCTTATGTGTGGCTGCGCGACAGTGCCGAGGCAAAAGCATTTCAATCGGTGGCGCTGGATAGCATCAGCGAAGTGGCCGAGGTGGTGTTGAACGCCGAGAAGAAAACAACTAAAGACGGACGCGCGGCTTACGGTGAAATGAACAGCACCATGACCGAGCTGATTCGCTCCTTCCGCGACCTGCCCGGCTTGCATGTCTATATGTCGGCCAAACTGGAGAAGCTGCAAGACGAAATGGGCAAGGTGATGTACGGCCCGAGCATGCCGGGCAAGACGCTATCCCAAAGCCTGCCGTACTTTTTCGACGAAGTGCTGGCTTTGCGTGTGGAAAAAGACTCCGAAGGTCAGAGCCAACGCGCTTTGATGTGTGACGGTGACGGGGCATGGTTGGCAAAAGACCGCTCCGGAAAGCTGGCGGCTTGGGAAGCGCCGGATCTGGGCGAGATCATTGGCAAGATTGGTGGTCAAAAATGAGCAAGCACACGCCCGGGCCGTGGAAACACAATGATTATCAAATAATCGAAACCAAAACCGAAAAAGTGATTGCCAATTGCACTTATGGAGGCCGAAATCCAAACAATGCAAATGACGCCCGTCTTATTGCTGCCGCGCCCGAGTTGCTTCAGATGTTGCAAGAAGTCGTTAGCAAAAATCTTTTGAACGGCGCAATGTTAAAAGACGCCCGCGCCGTTATTGCAAAAGCCAAGGGGGAAAACAATGAATAAACACACGCCCGGGCCGTGGGAGATTCAGTGGACGGATATGTGGTGCCCCGAAACTGATGATTGGATTCCCGAAAAAACATTCGCCGAGCATATACGCGCATCAGGTGACGGTGAATTTTACGAGCGCGAAAGCATTTGCGGCACATGCGACGGATGCAACTTGATCAAAGCTGCCAATGCTCGACTCATTGCCGCCGCTCCTGATCTATTGTCAGCTTTGCAAGAGATCAATAAACGATTGCAAGATCACCCTGCATTTCCTCGCGATTTTAGCGGACTGGAAGCCGAAGACATCGAAGAGCCAGACGGAGATTCGGCTGAATTTAAGTATTTGTCAGATATAGCACAGGCTGCAATTGACAAAGCAACTGGAGAAACAGAATGAGCACGCCCGAATCTTTGCGCGACCTATTCGCAGCTCTAGCAATACCGCATTACCTCGCCAACACCACAGACCGTGATGCGGTCAACGCTGGAATGGAAATCGAAGAAATGGTGGCCGTGCAGTGCTACATGCTGGCCGATGCAATGATGTCAGTGCGGGAGGATGTGTAATGAAAGAAGAAGAATTGTTTCAGTTATCGGAAGCGTGGCTGCAAGCCAAAGAAGCCGAGCGCATGGCCGTAGAAGCCCGCCGCGCTGTCGAAGATGAATTAGTCAAAGCCTTTGCTATTGGCGAACAGATGGAGGGCACCTTTAACGCCAAGACATTGACTGGGCACCAGATCAAGATTACCGGGCGGCTGACTCGCAAAGTTGATGCCGAAAAGGTGCAAGAGCTCGCCGCTGAGCATGGCTTGACCGAACACTTGTCTAGCTTGTTCCGTTGGAAACCTGAAATTAACCTCACGGCGTGGAAGGCCACTGCGCCAGAGATCACGGTGTTATTGGCCGATGCAGTTACCGTAACGGCCTCGCGGCCTTCGTTTTCAATCACACTGGAGAAATAACATGGCATTCCTTGAACACGCAATCAGCCTTGACGACCTGCCTGAATCCACTAGCGATGGTGATTTCAAACCACTGCCGGAAGGGTGGTACAACGCAAAAATAACCTCAACGGAAATAAAGAATTTCAAAGACAGTTCTGGACAATACATTTCTGTTCGGTTTGATATTACCGGACCAACGCACCAAGGCCGCGTGGTGTTTTCAAACATCACTATTAAGCACAATGATTTAGAAAGAGAAAACAAAGGGTTAGGGTATTTTGGCAACTTGATGCGTGCCTGCGCTCTTAATCACGTGACCGATACCGATCAATTTGTCGGGAAAAATTTGTCTATCAAGCTCGGGATTACAGAAGCTCGAGTCGATAAAAACACCGGCAAGACGTACGAAGCCGGTAACAGCGTCAAAGCGTACAAGCCGTCCGGAGATGCAATGCCCGCTGCGTTTTCAAAACCTGCCGCCGCGACTGCACCGAAGGCCGAAAGTTCTGCGCCTCCTTGGATGGTAGGTAAAAAATAATGCCGATAAAACACGGGAGCGAATTGCCACATGCAAAACTGAACGAAGATGACGTTAAATCGATTCGGTCAGATGTGAGGCAGCGTGAAAATTTACGCAATTACATTGACGATCATTTAACTAATCAAGCACTTGCCGAGAAATATAAAGTGCATGTGCGAACAATTGAAAGGATTGTTCAGTTTGAAACGTGGAACCACGTTCTGTAGCGCGTAAAAAAATGCCCATCCGAACGGGTGGGCATTCAATTTCAACAGACCGGAGAACAACAGTGGAACAATACACCATTGCTGAATTGATAGACAAGGCCCACGAAGATCGGCAAGAGCCGCCACGTCCTCACCTGGGCGCGTCATTGTTGGGCCACCCTTGCGACCGTTGGCTGTGGCTGTCTTTTCGGTGGGCCGTCAGAGAAAAGTTTCCCGGACGTATCCTGCGCCTTTTCCGCCGTGGCCAACTTGAAGAGCAAACGCTAGTCAGCGACTTGCGAGCAATTGGTATTGACATTCAGCGCACTGGCAAGGCTCAGAGCCGAGTGGAATTTGGAAGCCATATTGCAGGCTCAGTCGATGGAATCGCCGAATGTGGAGTGCCTTTTGGGGACGGCAAACGCTATGTGGTGGAGTTCAAAACACACAGCTTGAAGTCTTATAAAAAGCTTGAAGAAGACGGCGTAAAGCTGGCGCATCCGATGCATTACGCTCAGATGCAGGTTTATATGCTTGGAACAAAGATTGACCGCGCCCTTTATGTCGGCATCTGCAAAGATGATGACCGCATCTGGACGGAGCAAATAAATTTTGACTCAGAATTTGCCAATAAACTTGTTGAGCGCGGCAAGCGAATTGCGTTGTCAGACCGTATGCCTGAGCCTATAAGCACTGATCCGAGCTGGTATCAATGCAAATGGTGTCCGGCAAATGAGTTTTGCCACAAAACAAACACCACAAAAGAAGTGAATTGCCGAACTTGCGCGCATTCTACCGCTACGCCTGAAAACACATTTACCTGCGCCAGACACGACAACGAATTGATTCCAGTCGATTGGCAAAGAAACGGCTGTGACAGCCATGTATTGCACCCGCATTTAGTGCCGTGGGACATCAAGCAAGGCCCGGATGCCATGACCGCCGTTTATGTGATTGATGGAAAAGACGTGGCAAACGGCGAGCCGAACGAAACGACATTCACCAGCAAGGAGATTCTGGCGAATCCATCAATGTGCGCGAATCCTGACAAGTTTGTGAAGGAAATGCGCGAGATTGGGGGGAGGGTGATTGGGTGATGTTGAGAGACTACCAACAACGCGCCATCGACCAGCTTTACGCATGGTTCGCCGCAGGCAATCAGGGCAATCCATGCTTGGTGCTGCCGACTGGCTCAGGCAAGAGTCATATTGTCGCGGCGCTGTGCAAGGATGCCCTGCAAAACTGGCCCGAGACTCGAGTGCTGATGCTGACTCACGTCAAAGAGCTGATCGAGCAAAACGCTCAAAAGATGCGCCAGCACTGGCCGGGTGCGCCGATGGGGATTTATTCGGCCAGCATCGGGCGTAAAGAATTAGGAGAGCCGATTACATTCGCGGGTATCCAATCAATACGCACTAGTGCGAATTTGGTCGGGCACATTGACCTGGTGTGTATTGATGAATGCCACTTGGTAAATCACAAGGATGAGGGCGGATACCGAACTTTTTTGGCCGAACTTCAAGCTATTAACCCGGCATTGCGTGTGGTGGGGCTTACCGCTACCCCGTACCGCCTTGGGCATGGCCTTATTACAGACGCACCGGCAATTTTTGCCGATCTTATTGAGCCGGTGAGCATTGAGGAGCTTGTTTTCCGGGGCTACCTGTCAAAGCTGCGAAGCAAGGTAACAGGTGCGCGGCTTGATGTATCAAAGGTCAAGAAACGCGGCGGTGAGTACATTGAGGCCGATCTTCAGCGTGCGGTGGATACCGACGACCAGAATCACGCCGTGGTGCGGGAAGTCATTGCTAGGGCAGAAGATCGCAAGGCATGGCTGTTTTTCTGCACTGGCGTGGCCCATGCTCGCCATGTGGCCGAGGTTTTGCAAGAGTACGGCATCGCAGCCGCTTGTGTGACTGGCGACACGCCCAAGGCTGAAAGGGCCGCAATTCTTGCGGATTTTAAGGCAGGCAAACTCCGCGCACTCACTAACGCCAACGTGCTGACGACGGGCTTTGACTACCCCGACATTGACCTGATCGCCATGCTAAGGCCTACCATGTCGCCGAGTCTTTACGTGCAAATGGCAGGCCGAGGGATGAGGCCAAAGAGTCACACCGATCATTGCCTAGTGCTGGATTTTGCTGGCGTGGTGGAGACTCACGGCCCGATCACGGCAGTGCAACCACCAAAGAAAGCGGGATCGGGCGAAGGCGAGGCACCAGTCAAGGTGTGCGATACATGCAACGAGCTTTGCCCGATCTCCGCTCGTGTGTGTCCGGCATGTGGCGCTGAGTTCCCGGCTCCAGAGCCGAAGCGTTTCGAGCTGCACACCGATGACATTATGGGCATCGAGGCGCAGGAGCTGGAAGTGACATCTTGGAACTGGCGCATGCACGTCAGCAAAGCATCAGGCAAAGAAATGCTCGCCGTGACGTATTACGGGGCGTTGAGCGATAAGCCGATCACCGAATATCTGCCCATCAACCACGAAGGCTATGCAGGCCAAAAGGCGCTAGAAAGGCTGGTAGAGGCAAAGCGTAAAAGCTGTGCGCCGAACACTGAGGAATCTTCGCTCGATGGCATAGCCGATGCTATGAATAAAGGCGTAGCCCCTACCACCATCACTTACAAACAAGACGGCAAATTTTACAGGGTGCTAACTAGATCATGGCAATGACCAAAAAAGAGCGGTTACAAATGGAGCGGCTTGAACGCTTGCTTGCTGCCGAGCGCGAGCGGTCAGAAAAGCAATGGGACAACTATAGAAAAATGATGTGGGAAAACGTCGATCTTAAGATAAAACTTGAGCAAATTGAAAAAGTGCTTAGGGGCGAATATGACTGAGCGCATCCCCACCGAGCACGAAGAACAGCGCGAGTTCGTTCGATGGTTCCGCCAGACCTACCCCGGTGTGAGAATTTTTGCCATTCCCAACGGCGGGGCAAGATCGCCAAGCGTGGCGGGACGACTCAAGGCCGAGGGCGTGTCCAAAGGCGTGCCAGATCTTTACATTCCGGCGTGGCGCACGTGGGTCGAGATGAAGCGCACCAAAGGCGGGGCAGTCCCGCCAGATCAAAAAGACTGGCATGCGTACCTTGAAAGTATTGGCGATTTTGTTATAGTAGGAAAAGGCAATGAAGATGCTCAAAGGCAGATTCTTGTTTGCATCAAGACGCATGCTGATTGCGAACGCTCCGCGAGGGCCGGCCAAGTAAGCCCGGTGCATGAGGTGTAGTCAGCAGCCGTGTTGGCGATATGGGGCGGGGTGCTGTCATGGCGCGTCAAGAAAGCCTTGTTTTGCCAACTGACAGCCGGAAAGACGGCATCAACACGCATGGGGATTAGCGGTGAAAATCCGTAGGAGACCGCAGGTATCCGATGCTGATAGACAGCGCCTAGCCCCGCTAGGTTAGTCTCCAGCCGTGTTGGTGAATGTGCAGGCTGATGCGCGACGCCGAAAGGCTGCGGGTATGTCGAGGGTAATGCCGTCCTCAAGCCGGAGATCAGCACCGGCCATCAACAACTAACCCGCTCACGAGGCGGGTTTTTTATCGCCTCAACACTTTTTTTACATTCTTTTGTTAAAAAGACTTGCATCCTGCGTCCAGTGTGCGTATAGTTCGATACATCAACAACGCAACACCAACCAAGGAGCTGCATCATGCAAACACTTGAACAAGTCGCACAAATTCTCACCCAAGCCGCCGAAGTGTCCCGCGCTGAGATCAAGCGTGTTTTCACCAAGGAAAAAAACGAGCGTCGCCTGCATGCTTACTACAACGACTGCCGCACAGTGACGGTTCGTGGCGGTTTCCCGGTCTTGGTGTGGATGGACATTCGTTCCGAGGAGCCGGATGTTGGGTATGACGATCCAATCGTCTGCGAATGGGAGCTTTCCACTACCAATTTTGGCAGCGTTAAATTCCTTGGTTTGACAGAGGATGAGCAATATACGGCTATGCAAGAAGCCTACGACAAATTCTTGCGTAATCGGTAACCAACCCGCCCCCTTCGGGGGGCTTATGGAGGCAATCATGAAAAACAAACAACAATTGGCCCGCAGAGCAGTGCAGATTTTTCCAATGCGTGATTACGCAGACCGTCGAGCCGTTATTCACCAAAGAAAGGGCTGGGTTCGCAGCATGATGAAACTAGGCAAAAAGTGGATTTTGTCTGCTGATCGCGATGATGCTGTTGTCATTACCTGCATCTTGTGTGGTTTTGTGTTGTGTTTCTTGCCGGTGTAAAAAATGAATCCAGATCCCTTAAGCATGTTTGCCCAACTTACCCGCGAAATCAGACCGTCAAAATTAGATGAGCAGCGGGTTAGAGAAAAAGAATTGGCTAGACAAAAACGCAACACCCCAGAAGCCAAGGCCAAACAGAAAGAACGTAGACGGAGGAAAAAAAATGAGTGTTGAGGTTATGAAACAGGCGCTTGAGGCGTTGGAGTACTTTGACGGTGAATACGACGTAAAGGATGAAATCACCGCCCTCCGCGCCGCCATAGCCGAAGCATCCATGCAGCGGCTTACGGATGTGCAGCAGGAAATAGAGCATTCTGGTGGCGCCAACAAAATGGGGGAGCCAATCGCCTATCTATGCAAGCACACCGGCTGGTTCCGTAAGGCCGAGGATGCCGATGCGGCGTTTAAGGTGGATGCGGTGCCGCTTTACGAAGCATCCAGCCGTGAGTGGGTTGGGCTGACGGATGATGAGATTCGCCTATTCAGTTCGTGGCTTGATGAAAAAATGGATGCCGAAGTGTTTGCTGGGATTGAGGCCAAGCTAAAGGAGAAGAACCATGACTGACCGCGAATTGCTAGAACTCGCCGCGAAAGCGGCGGGGGAATACCACGGAATGTGGAGCGATGAGGAAAACGCCTTTATTGAGCCATACGGAGAAGATTTTATCGAGTGGAACCCACTAGACGACGACGGCGACGCACTGCGGCTGGCTGTACGGTTGGAAATTGTTGTGGAGTATCGGCGTGATGTTGATACCGCGTTTTCGTTCAACTATGCACAGGCGCTGGGGATCGGTCAAAACAACAAAAACCTTGACCCATACGCCGCCACCCGCCGCGCAATCGTCAGAGCTGCGGCAGAAATTGGAAAGGTGATGAAATGACCCAAAAAGACATCATCCGCATGGCGCGGGAGTCTGGATTTAGCGAAGTGGCTATACGCACGCCGCAGGATCTTGAACGCTTCGCCACCCTTGTTGCAGCTGCCGAACGTGAGGCGTGTGCGAAGGTGTGCGAAGGAGAAATCTGGATTGAGGGCAAAGTATTTGATTGTAACAAGCCGACGATGCAAATCATTCGGCAAGGTGCAGATGCGGGCTTAGAAGCAGCAGCCGCCGCAATCCGAGCAAGGAGCCAAAAATGATAGCAACCGCACTTATCGTTGGATTCTTTACCGCAATCGGCTGGTGGGGCGGCACTAAAGTCACGTCGGCTATTGATCAACCACAGGCTTGTGAGGTTAGGAAATGAACTACGTGCCAATCCACACAAACATCGCACCGAACTATAACTACCTCAGCGCAGAAAATGCGTTTCTGAAACAGGACATCGAATACAAAAACACGGTGCTTTGGGAACAGCAAACGACGATTAAGAAGTTCGAAGAAGACGTGCAGCAACTATCACAAGCCAATATGGGTTTGATGCAAGAGCGTGATAAGGCGGTGGCAGATGCGGCCCGGTGGAGAGTGATGCAGAAGATTATTCTTTCACAGGGCGGGGAACGCCATCTTTATGAAGTTCAAAAAACCGTTGATAAGGAAATTGAAAATGACCGAAAAAGAACGAAAAATTTGGAATGACGCGATTGATTCAGTTTTGGAACTGATGCGACTTCACCCAATTCATCGAATTGGCGAAGCTGCGTTTATGAGACGTTTAACCGCTTTGAGAATAAAAGCCAAAACATATGACCATCCAGCCGATCAAATTGCCGGTAATCGTTGAGCAGCCGCAATCATTTTCGCCAAGCAGCCAAAACGCCAGAATAGAAGGGAGCTGGCGCAATTCAGACTTGGCGCAAACCCACATTTACGCGCAACGATTGCAGGCGCAAATGCGAGCCGCAGAAGTGCCGACGGTGAGCCTTCATGACAAGGTAAAAACATTTACTTATCGCCTTGCGCTTGGTTGCGGAACGCTTGCTTTCCCTGCCATCGCTTGCGCGTTTTTTGTCAAAAACGGCTGGATGATTCCAGCCGGGTTGGCCGTGTCCTGCTTGGTGCTTTTTCTGATAGCTGGCAAACGTACCGCTGAAATCAAACAGCAAGGCGCGGAAATGGCAGAAAGGGCACAAGACCCTTGCCCTGTTTGATTATTCTTCCTTAAAAATCGGCGTGGTGGTGACCCAACGAAGCACCATGTTGGCAAGCCCCACGACCGACAACACAGCGCCAGCATGCGCGCCAAGGAAAGGCGTAATAAATGTGCCGTTAGTAGCAATCCAATCAACCAACGGCAACGCAACAACAGCCCCATTGAATACGGCGGTTTTATAACCTTTCATGCTGGCACCTTTCCTGATTGCAATTGAACGAGCGTAAGCCCGCCAGTGTATTGAAAATGCGCCATTTCGCGCAGCTTACCAGTCCAACGCCCTGCCCATTCTAGCCCAACTGATTCTCCAAGCTCTCCAACCTTGCGCCACAAGTCTCCATCAGGCCCGCTTGTTCCCCATACTGGCTTGCCGTTCCTAATAGGCACCACATCAAACGCGCATCGCCAGTTATGCCAAGATTGCCCCGGTTTAGCATTGGTGACAATTGCACCGGGTTTAGTTCGCCCTTGAGCATACAAAGCTTCTTGGCTCTCATTGTCACGATAGGTGCTGGTGACAAGCAAATCAATTCCGTTTTCTTTGGCAAGCTTAAGAAAGCTTTCAGCTTTTGCCTTACATACAGGATGCAAATCGGAAAGGTTGCGGCTGTTTATCATTTCACTTTGTGTGCCGTGATGGTTGCGTGATGCACCGTTTCTATTCTAGTGATACGCCTGTCCATATCCGTGAGTTTCAGCATCAGCTCTTTTTCCATGTCTCGAAGACCACGGCTTACGTTTTCAAGACTGGTGTAAATTTTGTTCCCTATCCAACCAAGCACTGCCACCAAAAGCCCAAAAAACACCGCCACCAAAGAAGTGGCAATTGTAATAATAAAGTTTTCACTCATTTTTTTATACTCACTATCTTTGGTTGTGGCGCTTCTGTTTCCACTTTAATAACCCTTTTATCTATCTCGTGGATTTTATTTATTAGCCCGTTTTCAATTTCTTGCAGACTACTATTCATAAACTCTAGTTTTTCGTAGAGCTTATTGGACAACCACCCAAACACTGCCACTAGTATCCCAAACATTGAGGCTACTAAAATCAAAAGCAATTCTGTCAGGACGGCTTTTTCCACTTATTGCCTTTCGACCAAAGGTTGTACCGTTCCAATAGTATAATTTGGACCGCCTTGAATAAGTTTGTTGTAAAACTCAGCTTGTGGCTTTTGTAAAAGTCTGTTTTGCACAATATTCGACATAGTGGCTGCTCTAGTCACTGGTCTAGTAAATGCGGCCAAAGCGCCAACTGGACTTGAAAGAGCGGCAGAAGCTCCTCCCGCCATAAGCACATCTAGCGGACTAAACCCCGGAATGCTGCCCATCTGTTCCGGCACTTGAGCCGATTGTTTGAATTGACTAGCAAAACGCCCAGCCGTTTCCAATCCGCCAGAAAGAACCTTGCCCTTTTGTAGTTGTGCAGCAAGCTTTCGCGCATCCACGTTACCAGTAACAGGATTTAACGCATTTTCTATGCTGTAAGTTTTGGCTATTTGAACGCGAGCGGCTTTAAGCTCACTCAGCAAATCATCAAATTTTGCTTTTTTGAGTTGATCATTTAAGAATTGATCGACTTGTTTTGCTGTGTCAGAAGCAGCTTTTGCTTTAGCAAGAGTTTCAGGATTGGCGTCGCGCCCATACGCGCGATAGTATGCAGTGGCATCTGAGTTTGCTTGCTTCCAAGCCCGCACCAATTCGCCAGAATCTACCTTATTGCTGTAAGTCATTGTATAAGGATCAAGAACGCTTTTTACATTGACTTCTGCGGGCAGTTTTACGCCGCCAGTTATGGAAAAATCCCCAAGTCCAGAAACGGCTTGGTATGCTTTTCCTGCTTCTGCTCGAACCGCATCCAAAACTTCTGGCTTAAGTTGAACATCTGGCGCAAGGCCGATAGTTTCGTTTGCCAATCTATTCGTGACAGATTGATTTTTGGCACTTGCTGCCTGAGAAACTGACGCTTTGCCCGCCACACCTTCAAGCGCTTTATTAATTGCAGAATCACGCGCCTGAGACGGCGGAATAACATAGCCAGCTTCACGAGCGGACTGGATAGCAGCTTGCATTTGTGGAGTTTGTTCGGCACCTCGAACTAATTTGCGAGCGCCTGCAAGAACGTTGCTTGCGCCGGGCAAAACGGCGCCAACCAACATAGAAGTATTAGAATCTTCTGGGTTAATTAATGCCCCGCTTGCTTTTCCAAAAACTGCTCCACCCGCAGCTTTTGTAAGCATATTAGCAACCCCCGGCTGCAAGCCTGTTTGAAAGCCGCCAGAGGCGATTGACTGTGCAAGTGGTGCAGTCACCCTAGCCGTGCTTGGCAAAGCCGCGCCAATAGCCTGCACTGGCTTTGCAAGCAATCCGCCAACAGGCAGCGTTGCCGCCATTTCACCAGCAAATTGAGCGGCACCTGTCGTCATAGGATATGCAGATTTGTATTTTTCTAATCCAGAAGAAATTGCCTTCCTAATATCTTTAGCAGTCTTTTTTCCTGTTTCAGATCCGGCAAGACGAGACCCAATATCTAATGCTCCTGCTGCTATGTTTGCAGCCCCCCCTGCCAATCCTTGAGCAATAGCACCCGGCATCGTGGCCGGACCTTGCAATGATTCAACGCCAGAAGGAGCAGTTTGTACGCCAGTTGCGCCCATTCCCATTTTGGAAATGTCTGGGCCAAGTCTTTTGGCTCGAACATCAATCAGCGGCGCTTCTTCCGGCACAGTGCCGCGAGGCTGTGGCTTTGTGCCAAGATACTGGTCGGGGTCAAATGCTGGCGCAGTTTCTTTCAGATAAGCATCAGGATCAAACTTAGCCATCATTGCGCCCCAAGTTTCTGTTTAATTTTGGCTGCTCGAGGATCATTAGGATTAGCGTTAGCCCATTCAAGAGCTTGTTTGTCCATGTCTGAAAATTCAGCTTTTAAAGGTTGAATTTTTTTCATCCCCGGCCCAGCAGAAACTTCAAGAGACTTGATAGCGGTTTCTCTATTTTGTCGTTTTTGCTCAATGACTTTTGCGCTATCTCCTGGCTGCGGAAAATATTGTTTTCTGGCGTTTTGAAATTCAGATTCTGAAATCGCCGCGCCAGACTCTTGCCGGAGAATAGCATTTACAAAATTTCTTTGCGCTTGATCTGCTTGTTGAGATTGTGGCGACATCATGACATTAGCCGCAACCCCCAAAGGACCGCCAACGCCTCTATATGATTCAAGAGATTGTTTGGTTGATACCGCGGCAGGAGAGTAATCAAGGTTGCCAAGAATGTCATGAGCTTCTTTAGCACGAAGTGCGAAGCCAGTAGATTTTCCTTGATATTCTGTAAGAGCTTTGCCGGCTTGCAAAGGCTTGCCTTCCATTGTAACTGGCGTAGCGGCACCAGTTTTTTTATCAATAGCAAATAGACCTTGTTCAGTTTCTTTGATTTCTTTGCTTGGATTGGCTTGTTGTGCTTGAAAATGACGCTCTGCTTGGGCCATTTGAGCTCGAGCGCGAGCGTCAGCCATGCGTTCGCCGGGAGTGGCTTGAAAAGCGGCTTCTGTCCCCGGAACTACAGTAGCTGCACCACCAAACGCTGGTGTTTGCACAATACCAGTCCGCCCAACGCTCACAGTTGGTTTTAATTCGTTAACTTTTGCGCCTTGACTAGCCATGAATGCTTTACGCTGCTCAAAAGGCATAGCTAAAATACGATCAGCGCCCGCAAACATTTTCTGTTTTTCTTCATCAGAAAACATGGGATTTGCCATCAAATCTTCTTTGTACGCGGTAATGTTTGCGTCCGAAGGGTTTTGACTTGTATCGCGCTGAACTTGGGCGATAAATTCTTGTTTAGCCTTTAATACTTCCGCCATTGTTTTTTGGCGAGTAAGAGCCGCAGTTTCCATTTCAGTTTGAGATTTCTGAATAGCTGGAAGTTGCGATCCGGCCCCGCCTGATGCTACCAAACTATTTAATTTGTTATAGTCAATTTTTCCTGTAATAGGATCAATTGATTTAGCATACGCATTAGATAAAACATTTTGAACATTTTCAGCGCGTTGCTCTGCCCCAAGTTTATATTGGGCCAATGCGTTTTGATTTTGCGCGTTTTGAATGGCCGCAATTTTTCCATATTGTACTAAAGGGTCTTGGACTTCAATTCCTTTAACGGAAAGCGCGATATTAGGATCAATAGGCATAGTTTTTAACCGTAATTTTCAGGAGTCCAACCGCGAGAAAAATCAGATTGCCCCATGCCGCCACCAGCTTGAGGGAACATTCTGTTCATCAAGTTTTGATTTTGATAATAGTTTAAGCCCGTATTTAACGCGCCTGTAAGTGCATTTGCTTGCCCAACATAACCAGAAGCTCTTGCAGCCGCTCCTGCTTGTTGAATGTTCCCAACATTTTGGGCCATATTCATCCCAGATTGTGCAATTTGTTGGGCCGTTGTTTGCCCAATTCCGGCCAAAGATTGCAAAGGATTTAGGCGTGCAGTACGTTCTGCTTGATAACGATTGAAAGCGTTTTGATATTCTTGGCTTCCAAGCTCTTGCCCAAAACGCTGCGCGCCCTTAAGCGTAGCGCCAGACAACAAGCCACCACGAGCCGCCGCAGTACGATCAAGCGCCTTCATTCCCTCAGACATTCTAAATGCATAACCGGGGTCTTGTTGAAATTGTCGCATTCCAAATGGCGTATATTCGGATGCTAATGGAATAAGTTTGTTAAGTGCTTCTTCGCCAGCTTTGCGCCAAGGCTCTTGTAAAGCGATTGATTCCTTAAATTGTCTATATTGAAGGTTTGATGCTTTCTCCGCAGATTGCGCTTGAGTTTCTGCTGCGTCTTCAGAAGCCTCTGAACCTATTAAAGACCCAACAACAACTGCTCCAGCTACCCAACCTGACATAATTGTTCTCCTTGTAGCACAATGCCAAAGTTTACTTGTATTGATTTTCTGTAATTTACCAACAATTCATCACCAGCGTAAATCTTTCGTATAGCCACCGCATAAATGTCGTCGCCAAATTTTTTAGGCGTAACATTTGGAAAACACGAATGATTTATGAATCTGCCGCCGGGGGTTCTTTTGCCGTTAAGCCTTCCAGGGCAAACAATTTGTCCTACGTTAAAATCACGAAGAGCAAATAATCCTTTTCCATGAATCATTGAATCTCGCAGTTCAACATCAACATTTGGCGGCATATCTATTAGATCAGATTCAATATGCACTAGCGCATCCATTTCGTCTTGCGTCAGTCCTGTTTGATGTAAAAACGCGTTGAAATCAATTCTTGCTTTTTGCACTGCGGTTCTGCTATCTGCAAGACCGCACTCCGGCACCACGTACAGTTTTGCTTCAAGTTCAGCAAGATTCGTGCAGTTATCAGGATTTTCATACACATCAACCCAAATAACTTCTTGATCAAACACGCGTCCTGCACGCTGCATCCCGGCTTTTGCTTCAAATTCAAGCGGCGCAGTCAAAATTTTTACGCCGTCATCAGTATTGACGGCAATTGTTCCTTTTTCCAATCGAACTTTGTAATCAGTTTTGTGTTTCGCACCAGTCAAGACTGTCCAAGCTGGAATGATGATTTTCCGCTCGTAGATTCCGGGCTTAAAAACATGTTCAGTAACAATTGCAGCTTGCGGCAACTTCAATAGCTCAGTTTCAAGCGCCTGAACTTTTTTAGTAAGCAAAGCCCCCGCTGATTTCAACTCAGCTAACTTCACGCCCAGAAGCCCGAATGTTGATTGCAGATGCAGTCCCGGCAATCGTGCTGATGAACCCACTAGCCATCAACACTTGCCCGACCAGCTCAGGGAAAGTGTAAGTCTCGGCAGGTTGCAGCGTCTTGGTTTTGACAATCAAGTTCTGATTGCCTGCCGTATCCGCCGAGGTGACAAGATTGACCGAAATCGTCGCCGCTGCCGTGTTGTAGTTTGTGGCGGTGAATTTGTCGATGATGGTGGTGACCCCCGACGCGGTGTATTGCGTGGTCTGCGTGTTTTCGGCAGTCTTAGCCGGGATCAGTACTTTTACGGTAATGGTCATGTTGGTTCCTTAAACAACTGCGCCAGTAGCATCAACCCACGCGGTGCCATTCCACCAAATAGGTTTTCCATCGGCATCAAGTGTAGTATCAAAATACATAACACCGTAATCTGTTGCACTTGGTGTCGGCCTTCCGGCGCTTGCTCCTTTTTGAACAGCAATACTAGCGCCACTGATGTTATCCACCGTCCAGATTTCAACATCAGTAGAGGTGGTAAGTTTAAGTTTGTACGATGCTACCCCGAGCCAAATAGCAGCCTCGCCACGGCTGTCCAGAATCACCGGGTTGGTGTTAGGCACTGAACCGCTTGAGTCGGTGTATGTCACCAGTGGCGTAGTAGTTCCGGCTGCGTAAGTGTAAACCTTGCCTCCTGATAGCGGATTGCCATTGGCATCAAGGAATTGTTGCTTGGGGGTAGGGGTCAAAGTTGTCATTGATAGCCTACGTGCTGATATTGTCTGTAACGGTAAGGATAACAGAAGGAATGGCGGGGACTGGAGCAACAGCGGCAGACGACGTTATTTGAACGGTGGTGTCCGTTACTGACCACATAATTTCAAAATAGTCGTTTGCTTTCAACATTTCCACAAAATTCCATGCTGCCACAAGTTCGCCGTCAGTTCCTTTGAGGCGCACTTGGCTAGCTGAATATGGAACATCTACACCATTGATTCGAATCCAAATGTAAATTAAATGACTGCCGCCACTCGTGTTGTCAAGCTGGGCAGAAAATTGAATGTTATAAACGCCACCCGAATCAACATAAATCCTTGATGTTGGCGAACCGCGAGTGACACCAAACGACAAATCTGTCGTGTTGAATGTCATTGCGTAAGCAGTATTGATAGCCGCAGCCGTTTGCGTGGTGGTGTCGTAAAACGAGCCATATGCCGCTCGCCTTGTGTAGGCTTGTGGAAGTGGCGCAGCTTCTAATGCTTCAATCCGTTTGATTGCTTCGTAAATTTGATCGGCGCTGACTGGTAATTGTTCTAACGCATCAATGCGCTTCAAGCTTTCAAAAAGCAAGTCTCCATTATTTGAATATGGGGCGTCTTCCAAAGCATCAACACGTTTCAAACTTTCTGACAGTTGATCCGTGTTCGTGGGCGATTGCGTGGCAAGCTGTGTTGTATCGCTAATCTGTGCAATCTCGCCTGTGAAATCATATACAGGCGGCCCAATTTGCAGATCAGTCAGCGAAACTTCGCTTGTGCCGCTACCTGTCAACTTGAACAGGTTAAAAAAGAATCGATACCATTCACGCGCCATCAAACCAGTGCGCGGGTCGATAAAATCAACCCGAGGCGCTGGAATGTTTGTGATGTTGATAGGACTAGGCATCGGTGGCGCTCAAAATGAGTTCTGCACCCACTATGGTGATTTTTACAGGATCAGTGCCTGAAATCTCATACACCCTGTCACGCAGCTTTTGCGTCATGCCAAGCCTGCGCCAGATGATGCGTTTTCCTTTTTCACCGATCTTGCCCATGCTGCGCCAATGTTCATTGCTCCAAGTAAAACCGCCGTCATCTGACCAACGAAGCATTACCTGAGGATCGGTTCCTTGAACGGTCGAAACGGACACCAAAATATCTACGCCGTTTTCTGCTAGTAGCGTATTGCCGCTTTCGGTGTCTAGTGTAGTAAGCAATGAAAATACATCATTGCCATCTAACCCAACGCCAGCTTCGCAATCCAGTTGCAAGCTGTGGTGCGTCGTTCTTTTAAGATTGTTTTGCCCGGTTGGTAATGCTCGCCACGAACGCAGCCACTTTTGCAGCGATCCATTGTCTGAGTAAAAATCCAGATCAAATGCGTAGATGTTGCCGTTCTCATAGTCTCCGACAACAATTTCACCGCCAAGGTTCATTTGGCAATTGCTGCGGTGGCGAGTAAATTGCCCATCAATAAACCCAGCGCGTTCGTGCCAAGCTTGCGTCGCTACGTCATAAACCCATGTGGTGTTTGCCGTGGGAAAGATCAGCACATAGAAAGCGTGGCCGTCTTGCTGATAGGTGTAGGCAATCGCGTCTGAAATGCTGGCGTATTGCTGGATCTGCCATTCAACAGCATGAGTGCTGACACGCTGCCCGGTGTATCCGTTGGCTCGATAAACAATGCCATTGCCTCGAGCGTCAGATCCTAGCCAAAAGATGCCATTGTCCAGCTTGGCAACGGAATACGGCGCAGCGCACCCGATTTCATTAAAAGCGCCTTGGATTCTCGCTAAAGGGAAGTCTGCATTGCCAGCGTCATACCAGACTTCAACCGAGTTTGTGCCAAACAGCCATGCTTCGCGGTGATCGACAATCAGCGAGACAAGTCCGTCCGGCGACCCTTCCGCACTGGCAAAATCGAGTGAATCCACTTGAGTACCCTCAAGCAGACCTGTAACCCAAACTTTTTGGCTGTTAGGCTCATTGAATACAAAGTACCCATCCAAATACCCCACCGTAACCGCGCCCGGAAAATCCGGGTCGGTGATCTGTTGGAAAACAGAAGTGGAGGAATTGTAAATGTAACTTGGGCCATTACAGGCGACAAAAAGCTGTGTGCCATTGTCTGACATGGATACAGGGCCGGTGCCAGACACAGTGCCAAGAGAAGTTGCTGCCCAGCTTGAATTGACACGATACAGGCCGTTTCCGCTTACAACGTATCCATATCCGCCAAACTGCCACAGCCCGCGAATCGGCCCATTTCCTACAGACGCCAGCTTACGAAGCCCCGGCGCACGTTGCAGAAACGCAGCTTCCTTGCCGCCCTCGGGCACAATCTCTGGAAACAGATTGACCATGCGGTTATCGTCAGCACTTGGGCTGCGGGCCACATAGCTAGAGCCGAGGATTGGGGATTTCATCTTTTATCGCTGATCCAGCAATTTTTGCATAGCCACAGCCTCAGCAGCAACTTGCGCTGCGTTTTCGACGTCTTCTTTTGCTCTTACCTTCCGCAAATCTCTAAAGCCGTTTTTCTTTGACCAAGAAAACTCCCACAGGCGAAACGCTGCATAACGAGGACGCAGTCCTTCTTCCGTAGCCATTTCATATGTTGGGCTGGTTCTGATTACAAACTCAAACAAGCGAGATTTGAAAGATAGTTCCATATCAATAGTTGCCCGCATACACATTGAACCGCTGACGCGTCGCTACCAGCGAGTACGGCAGGCTCATGATGTCGTCAGGATTGTTGATGCGCTTGATGTTGCGCTTGGACACCATTGCAATTCGTTTCACTTGCAAAGAAGGCTCTACGCCGAACTCCGGGGCCATTTCACAAGCAAGGTTGTACCGGAAAGCTCGAAGATAGCCCGGAGGAAATGCTAGGTCAGTCGCCAATGTTGCAGGCTGGGAAAGCGGTTCGACGGAGATGAAATGCCATTCCAAAACACGCGTCGGTTTTGGGTAGATGGTCATTGTCACGTCAGGAAACGTCTCATTGACAAAGATCACTTGCGGATAGGTGGAAGTGACCGTTTTAACGGCGATGCCGTCATATTGCTGTTGATTGATGAACTTAATACCAAAGGATACGTTGGTGCTAGGGTCGCGGTAGTACGTGGCATCATCAAGCCGAACTGGTCGGTTCCCGACAAAATTCCCAGATGGGCCAAGAGTGCGAGTGATTTCACCTGCGGGCCAAGTAAATGTCTGGTCTTGAGTAGAAAACACAGACAAACGCTCAGTGTTCCACGAATCAATCATCTGATTCATGGCAAACAGCGCATCAGCAGATGTTTCAGGAGAAGGCGTTTCACCTTCGGCCAGCACACCGAGCAGACGCAAAGCACCGTTGATGATGTCGCCAGCCGTTGCCATGTGTTCCCCTTATGCCGAAACTTTGGGCGGTCGCCCTCGACGTTTTACTTGCAGCGCATTGATAAACGCATTGTCTTCGAACGTGTTTGATTCTTCTGGATTATAGCGCACCCAACCATGCTCTTCATCGAACTCGGCTTCCATTTCCATGGTGGCAATTTTGGTGCCGTGGCGCTCGTGTCTAAGATAGATGTTCATAATTTCAGAAGGGGGCCAAAGCCCCCATCTTTTACACGCAGTGAATCAGAGCAAAGTTCAAAACAATAGCTTCGGACAGGTTTCCCGCACTAATGTTTCGCACCGTGATCGTTGCCGCACCCGTAGTCAATGCGCTGACGATTGCCGTATAAGACCCCGGCGTTGCCCCGCTGTTTGCCAAGGTCAGAATCACCGTGTCATTCGCCGAAATGAAGCTATTGTTCAGCGTGAAATTCACGGTGGTCGTAGCGTTCAAAGTGGCGTTGTTCATGGTGATCTGCCCCGCCGACTTGTTCAAAGTGACCGGGGTAGATTTACTGGTTTGCTGCGTAACGGAGCCTTGAGCCGCAGCGGTATAACCAAGCTCACGGTCAGAATAGACAACATCTGCACCGTTAATATCTTGGTCAAGATACGCCACGCCGATAGGTTTGGTATGTGACATAGTAACCCTTTCAAAAACAGGGGCCGAAGCCCCCGTTTAACCTTAAGCGATTTTGTAAACAACGTATGCCGCGTCGCCGGTTTTACGGAAACGGAACAAAGCGCTGGTTGCAGCCGCCAAAGACACAACAGCATTACCGCCATTAGTCACGCCAGTGCTAAGGGCCAACGCCGCCGTGTAAGTCGCTGCAGCGGCATTGATAAGCGCCAAATCAAACGTGCTGCCAACGCGAGCGTTGGGGATAGCAGCGTCAATCAGCGCAGCCGTGGGCAACGTAAGAGTTGCGTTAGCCGTGGGCGTCGCCACCAAGATACCGCCAACAATCTGAGCCGCCGTCAAAGTGGCCGTGTCAGTAGCCGTTTGCGGAGCAGCAGAATAACTAAGAATAGTTTCATTGTTATTGCCAGAGCCGACCTGATACCCACCTGCACCATTAGGAAGAGCCATAATTTAATCCTTTCAATCGTTAAAAATCCCCCGGAGAACCGGGGGAGTGCAAGATTAGCCCCACATCCGAACGGCCATCTGCGGACGAATAACGCTGTAGCCATACAGCACATCAACCCGGCAAGGCATACGGTCATTGTTGATGTCGTACTGACGCACAACACGCAGGCTGATGCCGTTATGCACAGCACGCGAAGCCATATCCACACCTTGCGGCAGGAGGAGGTCAGCGGTGGCAAACGTAATCGCATCTTTGTGATACACAAGGTTTTGCGCGTATTGGCTGTTGGCCGAACCCAGCATGGTCACAGTCTTGCCGCTGACAGGCAGCGCATTGACGGTAGCCAGAGCGTGAGCCGAGGAGTACAGCGCCGGGTAAAACTTGAGCGTGCCAGAAGTGGAAGCGGTCAGATCTTCCGTCACCACGAATTGCTGGAGCGAACCAGTCGATTCACGGGTCTGCGGATTGACTGCATACACGTCAGCGATAGTGAATACGTCGCCCACTTTCCAAGTCTTGCTGGAGCCAGTGAAAGAAATGCTGATGGACGAAGCGCCTTCGGTCGTCACAGACGCGCCAAGCGAAATGCCAGTGCCCCAATCGCCAGTGGTGTGCTGTTTGATCGACTGAGACATGTTGATTTCGTCAAAGCCCAGCACGCCGGTGCCCATCATGCCATTCTTGAACTGCTTGCTGACGGTGTCGGTGGGATTGAACAAACCTTTCATGCCTTCCACGAGGCCAGCGTTAGCAGCCGGATTCACGGTGGCATAACGGGGCGACATGATAGCCGCGTTTTCGTTCAGCTTTTGCTGAGCTTGCAGCAGCACCAGCGAAGTGCTGGGAGTCGTGCCGGGAGTGCCCACGCTGTTCCCAATGAACTTGTAAGCGTTCGCCACATCAGCATCAATAGAAGACGCCAGTTGGCTAATACGAGGTTTCAACACGCGGTCGGCAAAATCGTCCAACTGCATGGTGAGTTCAGCGGACGTGAAGTTGATGCCGATATGCTTTTGAGAAGCAACCGACAGCGTGGTGTATTGCTCGTTGTCGTCTTGCGTTTGCAGCGCGGCACCGTCAGTCACCAGAGCGCGGTCCGGCAGACGGATACGCAG